AAATTGACCCTTCCCTGTATGACAATGCTGCCGGCTCACCAAACTTTGATGCGCCGGGCGCTCATCGTCTCAAGCTGATTCCTAGACTCGTTGCAAGATCAACAGCAAGCATTGCTAACTCCTCAACGTTCTTTTCTTTGTGCGACTTCAAGAATGGTCTACCTGTATCAATCAAGAACGATCCACAATATGCCGCCCTGGCTAAAGACAATGCACGTCGCACGTTTGAGACTAATGGCGACTACGTTGTCAACCCATTCCTGCTAAGCACAGAGAAGAAGTTCTCCTACACATCGAGTGCAGCTAATACTGATTACCTCAGTATTGTTTCTTCGCCCGGCATTGCATACGTCAAGGGTTATCGTGTAGAGTTTATCAACAACAACACAGCTGATCTGCGTAAGGCAACTGACTTTGACACAGTTGATAACCAGCTGGTTTCAGCTAACTTTGGCTACTATTTCAACACCACGGAGCTTGTTGGCGACTTTAACAACGACCAGATTGCTGAAGTAGAAATTCATCGAGGAACCTCATTCGCCACGTTCAACATCAGCGCCAATACAGCTGGTGTCAGCAACACAAGCGACACAATTTTAATATCAAACGCCAATAGCTTTATGTCAGTTGGGGACCGCGTTTATTATGGTGTCCCTACAGGTAACACAGCAATACCCAATTTGACTGGAAACACTTTCTACTTTGTGACGTTTGCTAATTCAAGTGCAATAGCTCTTTCGACAACTATTGGTGGAGCCAATGTAGATATTGCAGAAACAAGAACAGCTGCATCGCCTCAGATTCATACAATTGAGACGACCTCTGGTGTTGGTAAGCAAGCAATTACTACGAGAAACTTCCTGAACACAGCCTACTCTTCATCAACCAAGATAGGTAGCGCGTTTGTTCGTGGTGTTCAGTACTACGAAGGAACACCGGGTGTTGATGCCAAGTATTCAGTTTATGTGTTCAATGTAAATCTGCTCCCTGGTCAAAAGATTGCGGATGCAAGAAGCTTAATGGTTTATACTGGTGGTAGCCTCAGAGCTGTTGCCGACATTATTCTTGACAAGGACTTTTTGGGCAATGACATTGCTAAGATTCAAGAGTCTGCAGCAGAAATAGCAATATTCCCATTCGGTCAAAGAGCAATTAGGCCACAAGGATTTTCTAACACAGCACAGTTTGTTTATAGAAACAGAGCTAATGCTTCATTCATTAGCTCAACTGGCTCCCTGTCCCTGACGCTTCCTTCCGCTGCCGGCACCGGTACTGAAACGTTTAACTATGGTACTGGTTTACTAAGCCAACTCAACAAAAATTCATTTTTGATTGTTCCTACAACAACTGGCTACAGCCCAAATGAAACTGGGACAATCACAGTCAGCAGCACCTCTACAAACGTAACTGGAAGTGGAACAGCATTTACCACTGAGTACTATGTTGGCGACTACCTGTTTGCTAATAATGCCACGAGAAGAATTACATTCATTGGCAACAGCTCATATATGACTGTTGACTCGGCATTCCCTTTCTCTTCTTCTGGTCTTGCTCACCAAAAGACTTGGCCAGTTGGTGTGCCTATCAACTTTAATCCAACTCTCAGAGTTATTAACATTACCTCCGCAACAACTGCAAACGTTTCATTGGGAGAAACAAGTAATGCCAACTTTGGTGCATCTGTATACTTCGATGTTCTTCGCTCCTCTACAGTTCCCATCCAGAAAACAGTAAGAAAGTCAACATTCGTAAAGATTCAGGCTAACACAAACGTTGGTGGTACAACGGGCCCATGGTGCCTTGGTATTACTGACGTGTTCAAGCTGAATGCTGTTTATGTTGATAACAGCGGTGGTACGTACTCAACATCAAACCCAAACAGAGTGTCGTCGTTCAGACTCGATACGGGTCAGAGAGATGGCTTCTATGGGCTGGCGTCCTTGACAACGACGTCGCCAATTGCCCCCAATGCAACACTACTAGTTTCAGTTGACAACTTTATTGCTGCGCCTTCACAGGGTGTTGGATTCTTCACGGCTGCCTCTTATCCAGTCACAAATAGTGCAGCCAATAGCTCCACAATACAGCTTTGGGAAATCCCACAATACACATCGACAGCAGGCATAACATTTGATTTAAGAGACAGTGTTGACTTTAGACCATACGCCAATAGCACTGCAAACGCTTCGGCAACTGAAGCAACAGCAACAATCAATCCTTCTGCAACGCTAACCCTGTTCTCGTATAGCGCTAATGGTTCTTACTTCCCAACACCTGGTACAAATTACCAGTCAACAATTCAGTACTTCCTTCCCCGCAAGGATAGAATCTCACTGACAACCGGTGGTGAGATCCTTGTAACAGAAGGCACTCCAGCACTAGTACCATCACCTCCTCCCGAGGTGCCTGGTACAATGAGTATCGGTGTAGCTACAATTGCTCCGTATCCTTCGCTAACACCAACGGAAGCCAAGCTATACAATCGCTATGATTATGCAGTGCAGACAAGCATTCTGCAGACCAAGCGTTACACTATGGCAGACATTAACAAGATTAATGCACGTGTCGATAGACTTGAATATTACACGTCGCTATCCTTGCTCGAGCAAACAACCAACTCGCTACTTGTTCGTAGTGGTGATACAGGTCAAAACAGATTCAAGAACGGTATCCTCGTTGATCCATTCAAGAATCATATAATAGGTAACACTAACGATCCAACATACAACATCGCTATCGATGAAGTAAAGGCAGAAGCCAGACCTTACTTCCGCCAGCAGACAATTGGTATGAGATTTGACCCTGAAGCATCAACGGCCGTGCAGAAAGGGTATGTTATCATGTTGCCTCACACGGCAAACAATGTAAATCAGCAGCAGCCATTTGCTTCCAAGGTAAGAAACTGCATTGAAGGTAACATCTTCAACTACAGAGGAACGGTTGTTCTTGATCCTCCTGGCATTCTGGATGCTGACATTACTCAGACGCCAGCAATTAACAGCACGCTTGACTTGGCCTCAAACTGGGTCAACCTTGCAAATACACTAAACTCTTCATATGGTACTAAGTATGGCAATTGGACTAACTATAGCTTTTTACAAGTAGTTGGTCAGCAGTCAAGTGACAGTCTCGTTTCGTTGAGTGGTACAGCCTATTCGGGTGGTCAGCTTCAGAATTGGCAAACGCAGGTCGTGACTAATCTTGCGCAAGACCAGCAAAGAATTATTCGTGACTTTAGTGCTTCTGCACCTTCAGAAACAAATGTCAACCTGGGCAACTACGTAACAAACGTGGCAGTCCAGCAGTTTGTTCCTGCAAGACAGATTTTCTTCTCTGCCAAGGGCATGAGACCAAACACAAGATTGTATGTTTTCTTGGATGGTATTGCACTCAACCAGGATGTTCTTCCATTAACACCTTATACTGGAACTCTCACCGCATCTGGTGGTAACAACTTTACTGACACTGGTAACCTAGTGTACATTTCCAGAAATGAAGGCAACTTCCAATACGCTGGAATCACCGAGTGGGGTAAAGCACTATTCAGCGACAGCTCTGGTAATGTCTATGGCATCCTTGCTATTCCTGGTGGATTGTTCAAACAAGGCGATCTAACATTCAAGATTACAGACGTTGCTGATCTTGCTGTCGGCGAAAGTGCAGCAACAACATCTTGCTCAACCAAACTGTTCTGCTCTGCTCTTGCTGTGCAAAAGACTGAGTCCAATCTGCAAATTCTAAACAGCTCTCTAAATATTGAAGAGGAAGTGCAGAATCGAACCGTGTACCAGGACATTGTGCAGACGGAAACGTGGCAATACTTTGATACGAGCATCGTTAACCCACATTGCCCACCACAGAATGCGCCACCAAACATTTCTCAGATTAGTACAGGTTTTGGACCACCAAGAAGATAAAGTAGGAAGTAGATGAAACCAATTGCGCAGACATTCATTATTAATGAGCCAAACACTGGCGTTGAAGCAGTGTTTCTGACTAAGCTTGACTTGTTCTTTCAAACCAAGTCAAGCACGTTTGGCGTTGAGGTACAGATTAGAGAAACAGAGAATGGCGTTCCAACCAGAAGAGTTGTTCCTTATGGATCAAAGGTTCTTACCGCGTCGCAAGTACAAACTAGCTCTGATGCTTCGATAGCAACGACGTTTGAGTTTACTACTCCAGTCCTACTCAGAACAAACGAGCAGTATGCTATTGTTGTGGCCCCTGTTGGTGGTAACCCAGACTACAACATCTGGATTGGTGCCCTTGGCGCCAACAATGTAACGAACGGCGTTCCTATCTTCACTAACAATCAGCTTGGTTCGCTGTTCATTTCTTCCAACGACCTAAACTTCACGCCCATCCAAAACGAAAGCATCAAGTACACAGCATATACCGCCAACTTCACTGCATCGTCAGCAACTGCTGTATTCAAAAATGACTTTGCAGACCATTTCGTTGTCACAAACAAACTTGGTGACTTCATTAGTCAGGAGAAACTGGTAGTATCAAACAACTATCTTAAGATTTCCTCGCTAACAATCAGTGGCTCAAATACATTCACAGTGGGCGAACAAGTGTTCCAACCTGCCGGAACCTCGGTGGCTAACATTGCGCAAGCAACAGCTGTCGGCACTGTTTACTTTGCCAATACAACAAGAGTGTTGATGGCTAATACTGTTGGTGCCTTCATTACATCAGGAACACTTAGAGGTGCTACATCAAATACACTGGCCGGCGCGCCATCTTTTGCCAACCAGAGCGTCGTAACAGCAGCTGCATGCAATGTGATCACAGTGCCTGATGCTAATACATCAGTCACTACTGATTTTGCTGTAAACAACTTCATTTACGTTGGTAGGAACACGGGTGCAAACCTCCAGATTCTTCAAGTTGTTGCAGCCGACGCAGCTACAAGAACACTGACTCTTGATGCTAACATTAAGTTTACTGACGCAAGTGCCATCATTGGTAGAGTGAAGGATGATGCAAACCTAACAGCAAACTACACCAGCTTGACTGGTGGCGATAATATGTTCCTAACAGTTACAGGTTCTGAGGTCAATGCAACATCCAATTTTGCAAACTGCCAGGGCGCACTTCTAATTGGTAGAACGTCTGGTGCCTCTGTTGTTATTACAGACGTATATGACCTGATGTATGAGGGGA